AGAAATAAGGCTTTCCATTCTAACACGTTCCTGGAAAGCTCCAAAATTTTCTTTCTTGCTCCAGTCAAAAACAGCGGGCGTATTTGAATACAGGTCAAACTGGGTGGCAATTTTGTCTCCCCATTCAACAGCTTCTTCTTCCCTCTCTATTTCATTCTTTCCAGGAAAAAGCACTGCCCCTACAGGCGTAGGGGTCGCAATTATGCCGGTATGAATCTCATTCCACACAAGGCGGCGTATAACACCCTTGGCATAAATGTTGGTGCGGAAAAGCTGCATTGACCTTTTTCTAAGTCTCCAGTAGTCAACAAACGTCCATTCACTCACCGGGCCAAGCGAGCCAAAAAACTTTGAGCCGTCCCAAAAGTCACGGCCAAAATAATCCGCCAAAGCCTTTACCGTGGTCTCTTTAAGAAATTTGCTGTAGTTTGAAATTGATTTTTCGCTCATTTAGTACCCCGGCACTACCTGGCTCCACCGGCTCTTGCCGTAGAGTGTATCTGTTAGCTGATTTATTTCCGCGACAAGCTTCTGCCGCCACGAATAAAGGGAGGCAAGGTCTGAACGCTTGACTGTCTGCTTGTCCTGCCCCGTGTCAATCGTGTATTCTTGAATGCCCTGTGTCTCTGCCAGGTCATTTGTGAATGCTGCTATCGCCCTGTCCACCTGGTTAAGAATGATGCGGTCATTCTTTAATTGTGTCTCCCAAAAAGTGAACGAATCTAAATTGGCAACACCATTGGGGTCTGGCAGAATCATTCCCATTTGAACCTCGCAATAAATATCAATAAAAATATCAATAAAACTATAAACGCTTAGCAATTTATAGCTAATTATCTTCTTATATAGTAGCAATTAATAACGCGTATAAACTCGCGTCAAAATTGCTTTATATGTCTGGGGGGCAAGAGGTCTCGGATTCGAATTCCGATAGCCCGACCTATAACTCCTTGTTTTACAAGGAGTTATTTTTTTGCCCAAAACCCCCGGGCAAAAAATATCAATAAAATATCAATAGCCACCCTTGCGCCAAAGGCAGCCCAAAAGCCCTTCCCTGCTCCTAAAAGCAAGCCTTGCCCCATCCTGCTTAAAACCGTCCTGTTCAAAAACAATAAAATATTTCGTATTGTAGACGGCCACAAGAATTGCAACATGCCCATATTTATTTGAACTTGTCGCATCCCACACAAGAATATCCCCTCTTGAATAGTCCGCAAGGGCAGAATCCCTTGTAACTTCAAGAACCCCCGGCTTGGTGATAATGTCCTTTGCACCTGCCACGGCCGGCGTTTGCTGGATGTCCAGAACATCACGGCAATAGGCGCGGTAAAGGTCAACACATTGTGCACCGTACTTGCCATCAAAGTCAACCTTCTTGCCCTGGTTAGTTTTAATGAACTGTGTCAAAGTCATTTCACACCTCTAAAAAAAACCGCGGGGTAAGCATGGGATGGGAATCGTGGGACAAACCCCGCGGCTGGCAAACCCTAATTCTTCTCTTCAACGAAGAGTGAGCAGACTTCTGTTGCTGCCGTAGACGCGATGCCGATGGCAGCAACAATCTGGACGGCATAAGCCGGCTGCATGTAAGTAACAACGGCACTGGCTATGGCAGCCACACCGCCAACGATTCCAACAACAAGGTTGAACATCTTCTTGCTCATTTATTTCTCCTTGCCCTCATACAGGGCCTTTATGTCATTGTAATTTTTTTCAGTCTCTTCAATCCTTATCCTGTACTCTGCCAGGCGGACAAGCCATTCCCCGGAAACGCTAACCGTCCCGTCCGGATTTTTTACCCCACTATCAAGGGAAGGAAAAACAGGAAAAACCAAATCGGGCATAAAAACTTTTTCCCTTGTGCCGTTACTTGCGCAACTGCTCAAGAGCGTTGCCAACAGCGTCGCCATCATGCAAAGCATCAATTTCCGCATCCGCTTTCCTCCTGTTTTCGCTCACCGCCTGCGAGGTATTCGTAAGCCGGGCAACCTGCCGCGCAAATTCGTTCTTTTCCTTTTCCAGGGCATCGCATTTACATTCTGCCATCTTAAGCTTTGCCTTAACGCTAAAAATTATCATCAACAGAAAAAAGCAAAGGAGCACCATAAAAAAAATGGCATAAAACAAAATTCTCTCAGCGTTCATCCTCTGCCCTTCCCGTTCCCGTGAACTTGTCAAACATCAGGTTAAGGTCAATCGTTCCAGCCCCAAGGCCGTAAACAACAGACCATACGGTGCAAATCTCGCCGATGCTCGCACCGGGCAAAATCCCCATCCATTTCAAAACAGCGCAAAGCACAAGCCCGGAAGCTGCAACAATCTTAAAAACTTTGCTTATTACCTTTGCGGAAAATTTCTTCTTTTCCTCTTCTTCGTCTGCCATGTCCCGCTCCTACCTTTGCGCAAGCCCGTCAATCTTCGTGTCGATTTTATTGACTAGGGCTGTCAAAGCCTCCACGCTCTTTGCAATTCGCTCCACGTCCTTCTCGACGCGCACCACCCTTTCATGCGTCTCATTTTTTCCCTCATACAGACGGTCAAACTTTCCGGCATCCTTCTGCCTGTCCTCTGCCGTCCTTTGCTCCAGGGTAAAGACGCGCTGCTCCATCTTTCCATTTTGCTTCCCGATTTCAATCAATTTGAAAATCAAACCGCCACCAATAAGGAAGCTACCCGCGGAAACGCAAATGGAAACGATGGAAAACACATTCATTCTTTTTCAGTCCTCTGCATCTTGATAAGACCTGGAATAAGCGGGTCGTACCAAAAACGCAACTCGCCAAGCGTCAGGCTTTGTGGCATCATCGGCAGGTGGTAATTCTGATAGACCTCGCGAATCATCACCGGCACACCCTCTTCCGCATTCACCTTCCGCCTTTGGCCGTTAAGGGCAACCTCGACGGTCAGCCCGCAATAAAAAAACTCGTAATTATGTTCAGAATTTTGTAGTCAATGTTGTCCAGCTTTGCAAACCAGCCAACATCCCTTCCGGTCATTGAACTCAACAGGGCAAAGGTCTTGTGGACGCTCTGCTGGTCCTTGTAAGAATCCAATGCCATATAAGCCGCACTTGTCGGCCTTTTGATTACAAGCTTCGTTCCGGCATACCCCTCGGGGCTCTTGTCGCTAACCGTGTACTCGAACTCGCAGTTGTCATTTACGATAAGCGAACCCCTGCGGATTGCCTTTATGAGCTTTGGAGCCGTCGCGTCAAGAAGCTTTGTCCCGTCCTTTACAGTCACGTAAAGGTCGATGTCGTTATCATCCGCCCACCGCTCAATTTCCTGCATTGCCAGCTCTTCGCTCATTTTTTCTTCGTTTGCCATTTTTTTGTTCCTTCTTTACAGAATTCTTATTCTACCCGTCAGGGTAACTTCCATTGTTGATTCGTTGTCGTTAAGTGAAGTTGAATCAGTGATCATCACCTCACCTTCGTACATCTTGCCGTCAACCCTTGTCGCAGAAAGCGGGACAGGTGCAAGCTTTGCCTTCACCTCATTGATAAAATCAACGTCCCCGCGGTCCACGTCTATCTCAAGTGTAAGGCTTTCAATTTTCTGGACGTGCCTTGACTTTACGGTGCGGAAAGTTCCGTCTGAATTCGGCTTTACCTCGTTGTCCCATTCGCTAAGGTCAACGCTTGCTTCACTTTCCGCATCGCATGTAAACCTGCGTCCGTTAAGCACTACGCTTTCAAGTGCGCCGTTTGCTTTTGCCATCGCCTAATCCTCCTTAACCTACGTACTGGCCAAAGTACACATCGCCGGATACAACTTCAACGTTGCCGCTAATCTTGCATGGGAACGTGTAGTTGACGCGCTTAGGATTTTCGCTGTCAATGCCCACTTCGATGTTCTTGATTGTGAATTCAGGGTCGCTTATGATGGCGGCCATTCCAAGCGATGTCGCAAGGTTTGCGAGCCAAGTGTGGAACATCTTTGGCTGTATTGCAGTCGGATTGCTGGTCACCTGCTCATCAGGAACAAGCGGTGCACCCTTAACCTCATCACTTTCAGTGATAAGGCGCAAGTTGTAAACAACGTTTGCAAGCTTTACCGCATCAACAACATAGCGGCGGATAGGAAACTTTCCGCTTCCTGCCGGATGGTAGAAAGTAACGATGTCGTTAAGCTCTGCCACGCTGCCGTTTGTTATGTTAGTGCTTGCACCCTTCATCACGCTTTGGTTTCTTACCGTATAGCTTTCCTGTACGGTATCAACACCGCGCTTCAAGCCTGTAAGAACTCCCTTATAGTTCTGTGCCGGATTTGTGTCGGCAGTAGAAAGAATGTCAAGAAGTCCGCGGGCAGCAACAACAAAAGGAAGCTCAGGGCTTCCAACACTTTCAATCAGGAAGTTGATGTAGTCGCTTGGGCGTGCATCCGTGATGGCCGTGCGTGTTGCATAGTCATCGGTGCAGCCGTGCGCAACCATGACAGGTTTCTTTTCAAGTGCGCTCCATCTTCCCTCGCCCCATACCTGGAAGGCTTCGAGCTGTGCAGAAGCGTCTGCACCGTCCTTATAGTCGAATGTGTCAAGAATGAATGTTTCCCAGACCACATCGCCAATAGTTGCGAGCGCACCATCAACAGATGGCGTTCCCATTCCTCCAGCAAAAGCGGTCGTTGCAAATGTCAAACCGGCAACGTCTCCCTTCACTGAAAGGGAAATTCTGTTTCCGATTGCGCCGCTCCACTTTGCCGTAAAGGTAACAACACCGTCTGCCGCGGATGCGGACACGCAAGAGTTAAGCTCTGCATTCACGGCGGTTGCAATAA